TTTGCGCTTAGTAGTTTAGGGCTTGCTTCATCATTTTCAAACAAGCGAGGCGTAACATTTTGAGTAAATAAAACCTCATATTCAAGATTTTGCCCAACTACAAAAGTTCGTGTTCTAAAAGCAATAGCCCAATCAACAGTGAAAGTCGTTCCCGCTTGTTCCTCAACTACTCTAAAGTAGGCATCTAATACAAGCTCCGTTGCTGTATCTGCTACAATTACCATTCCATCCGAAATGATTTCATTATTTGCAGGCAAAGCCAAAGTATTTTTTTGATAGAACCTAATTTGCGGTGTCACCCCTGAAATAAGGGGCAAAGCGGCGCGGGCTTGCTGAAAAGCATTATCAAAGCTCCCACCGATACCCAAAGCAACCAATTGAGCATTGAAGGCTACTTTGTCAATAGTTAAACGGCTTTTAAATCGGCTGTGAGGGGCCACACTTGATAGGTCGTTACCTAAATACACTTTGTTATAAGTACCCAATTCCCCTGTAAAAGTCGGGATAACAGGCGGCACAAAATTGGCTATTAGTTCAGGGCTTATGTGAGTTGTCAAACGGTCATTTACATTATCATAAACATTGACAATGATACGGTAAGAACTGCCAACTTGAAGATAAGCCCCATCTATTGTAAATGTTAAATCTGTCGTTTCGGCTGCTACGTCCAACCATTGCGAGGGATTCCAGATAGCGCCATCTATTTGAGTGGCCGTTGCATCGAGCGAGGGTATAACAGCATCATTTAACAATAAATCGGTTTCAAAGTCCACCGTATTTGTAAGCGGATTTGTACGAATAAGCAAAACTCGGATGTCTGTTGTGGCCGCGTTTGGTGTGATTGAAGGGTTCGCCCTGCCTTCTAACTCAATGGCAACTGTATTTTTTTCAATAGTTGATAATTGATTTGTTAGGACTGTGAAAGAACTATCAACTGTTTGGCCGATTGGTTGTGGTCCTGTTGCTGTTGCCTGCGCTACAAAAGGAATGCCCGCCGCGAGTGCTGAGGGGCTTGTTATTTGAAGGTTCGACATATATCGGGCATTAGCAGTAACCCCACCCAAATAAGAGTTATAAAAACGGCTTTGCCAAGGGATGCGCTGAACGGTGCTGCCTGTTGCCGTAAGTACATTTAAACTCGTAGGAACTGAAAGATTGAAAACATCGGCCTGTATTCCAAATTCTTTTTGGGCATTGTAAACGGCGGGGCCATCATTGACCAATGTAGAACCTGAAACCGAAGCTTTTAAAAAACGGTCTAAGTTTGAATAGTTTGAATTATTGATATAGGCTGCCACGTCCATTGTCATATAAAATTCAATTTCTACATAACAAACGCGGGGGGCTGTTTTCTGAAACCTTACCTTTAGGTTTTTAGCTGTCAAAGGAAATGCAAAAGGCGAAGGATTGCCAATAAAGATACCCTCTTTCAAAGTTGCATCAACATAGCCATCACTTTCAAAGCCTAAGCCTGCGGGGGCAATGCCTGTTGCTCTAAAAGGCGAAAAATTAACCCTTACTTGTTGGTTGGTGAAAGTTTCGGCACCAGTTCCAGTTATCGAAAATGATATAATTATTCTGTTACCAATTGCCGTTTCAACCACCACCGTAGGCGCAGCAGGCGGCACTAATACAGTCGTTGTTGATAGCAAGTCCGCGCCCGCTTTATTTATATTTCGCATCTGAAAGCTGCCGAAAGTATAGCCCATTTTATTATTTTTTACTTTTTGTGAAAAATATTTATCTTTTTATTACCTTCGTATTGTAATATTGCATATCTTTGTAACAACAAATACGGAAAGGAATTAAATAACACATCAAAAACTTATATATGAAAACCATAGGATTTGCAGGTTCTTTTTATACTCTTTGGGATGTCAAAAGCGAAAGAGTAGATATTTCAATAGGCGCTTATTATAATAAAATAACTTATACCTATTATCAAAATTTATCTAAAAATCTCAATGACGCCATATTAAAAGCTGGAACGGAAAACGTAGATGAAACGCTCAAAGGCAAAAGAAAATCTTTTGAGCTAAAAACGCCCGTAACTTTAGAGCCTAAAATTATGACCGACGCAGAAAGATTATTCAGAATCATATTTGTAAATGGGATAGAAAATAAGATCGAAGGTGTTAGGTTGAAGGCTTTCGAGCGTTCATTAGAACTCAATTACTTATCAGAATGCAAAGATGAAGAAGGCATTTACTACCAATGGAATAGTGAGTTAAGGTACGATTCATTTTGGAATTCTGATACATTAAATAAAAGATTTAAAGGAATTATCTAACCCACAAGCCCCGCCTAACAAACGGGGCTTTTTCATGCCCCTAAACCAACCCCGTTATTGTAAGCTTATTTGTATTTACATTATATTGAATCTCACTAATCGCAGCAGTCTTATTGACCCCTGAAACGGGAATAACTATATTTTTGTCAGGTGAAAGACTTTCTAAGAGTTCACAGCTTGCATTTATTTCTAATGTAAACCCGCGTATTTTTACCCCTGTAACCCTTGGGTCATCAATATAAAAAAGTCTTTGATATAGTGTATCGCGTGGCGTTCCTGTTCCATCCTCATAGTCTTTTTTTACCCACCAATCAATGTTGTAGTCAAAAGTATTGGGTTCGGCTGCTGAAGGGTAGCGCAAAACTTTCGCGTTTTCAACATCGCTTGTACCATCCCAAATAAGCAACTTAGGAAAACCGCAAATCCCCTTTTCCATTAGCATCACATTTTCAGTATCATTCAGGATTGAAAAGATAGCTGCAAACAAAGGCTTATCCAATGGGCTTGTTTCACTTCTCGCAGCATCCATACGAAACAAAGCCGTACCGTAAAAGAATGAACGTCGCAATAATCCAGACTGCGCAGGGTTTGGCGGTGTATTCCAATCAAATACTAAATCCGTCCAAGTGTCGCGAGCTTCATCACCTGTATTATCAACACCATCCTTTGTGTATTCATATTCGCCATAGGCCGCGGGCTTAATGTCGGTAACGGAAAAACAAAGGCTTAAAACGTCATCATTTTGAATATCTGCAAGGTCAAACCATTGGCCTGCAAAATCGTGGTCTTTGCGCTCGATAATCAACACACCATTTAAAACCCTCCAGTCTATGTTAAATTGTTTGAACTCGTCTAAGAATTGAACAAAGTTAAGGTTAGGTCGGTTGGTGCCTGCTGCCCTTGCCTGTCTTGTTTGGGTGCGACCGCCTGCAAGATATGCCGCATCTAAGCGCACAGTATCGCGATAAGGACCACCTATGCCAAACAGCGAACTTTGAAGGCTTATGCCGCAAGTATCGCAGGCATTAGCCAAATAAGAGCTAATAAAAGGCGCATAGTGTTTATAGCCACATCCTGTCACTAATTGGGTCATTATCGAAACAACCTCAAAGGCATCATCATAGAAATTTGAATCAACAGGTGCAGTTGTAAAAACAGATATTACAGCCGTTATTGCACTTGCAATAGTTGCCCAAAGCAAAAGAAACGGCATAACAGCAACGATAAAAATAAAGCCGAATATCATTGTCACTTCTTGCAGAAATGCGGGTCTAATCTCATTGCAGTAGCTCAAAAGCAAGCCCCTTCTATCTGTATTCGCCCCATCATTAGCAAAAACGCCGTTTACTATTTTGCGCTGCCAAATGATAGTATTTTTTAGGCATTGAATAGCTTGGGCATCTTGGCTGTCATCAATTATAGATACGGTGCATTCACTGCATGGATATTCACACCACTCAACATCCGCCCCATCAATTTTGCCAGTAAAGAGTAGTAAGGGATTGCCCAAAGCATCGGAACAGCAGGCACTATAAACTAATACTTTTATTTGCGCCAAAGCTGGCAAAGGCTGTGCAATAATTTGAGCCTTTACATAGTCATAAGCCGCGCCAGTCAAAAGAAGGTCAGGCGAAAAAGCAAAGCCGTTTTCACCGTTTTCGTCTTTCGAGCGATAAGTAAAAGACGCGCCGTTTGTTCCTTGGACATCGTCCAAGTTTTGCTCTATGCCATCAAATAAAAGTCTTATATTTTGCATCGCTTTATTTTATTAAAACCCCAATCAAAACCCCAGCCGCAAGCCCACCTATCACACCCGAAAAACTACCCCAAAACTTTTGTCTTTTCAATTTCTTGTTAGCTTTCCAAAGAATATCCTTTGTAATTTCGTTGTTTTTTTCGAGAATATCAATAATACTCCCCTTTGTATTTATAATTCCCTGCATCAATTCCTTTTCCTGCTTTAGAATCATGATGCTTTGCGCTTGCATGGCTATTGTTTGCCCTGCGTTGGCTTCCGTTTCCTTGCAGGCTTCCAAAGTTTCATTGTATTGAAAACAAAGCGCCTTGCAGCTTGTAAGGCTGTCAAACCTTGCCGCCGATTGTTCAGCAAAAGCGCGGTCTATTAAAAACATTCCGCCGCCCGCGGGTTCAATTGTTTGACCGTAACCGATTGAGCAAAGCAGTATCGCTATAATTAGTGTAGTTGATAGGTTTTTCATTTTTCAGTAGGTTTAGTTTGTTGATTTGAATATTCATATTTTCGGCAGATTTGCGGTACTTTATTTCGACTACTGCAATAGAATCCTCTAAGCGCAAAAGCTCCGCCCTAATTTCTTGAAGCGACTTTTTGAAGGCATCCTCCTGGGCTTTTGCCCTTTCGAGTGCATCAGCTTTCATTTCGCTTTGAAGTTTTAGCAGGTCTTTTGTATTTGCGCTTCGATTTGGAAAGATTAAAGCGAGGGCTAAAAGTGCCGCCGCTACTATGATAATGATATGTTTAGAGTTTAGGTTGAACTTCATTTTAAAAATATTTTACTTTTTGTTAAAAATAAATTGGTTTTAATTACCTTCGTAATGCAATATTGACTATCTTTGTAACAACAAATAAGGGAAATAATTTATAACATATCAAAAATATACTACCATGGGCGTTTTACCAAGACACAGAGAATTAGATTGGAAATTAGCAATCGAAGCTATCAACAAAAACGCGCGTCAAGGCGTACATGGCAAATTAGATGTTCATATTGTTTGGGATATGGATACGCTAATGTTATTCAATACAACAGTAACAAAGATTTGGAAAGGCGACAAATTTAGAAAAGACCTTTTTGAAAAACTTGGATATGTCGTTTGTTTGAAAAGAGAAGCAACGCTACTTGTTGAGATAGGCGAAAAAACGCCCGAAGGATGTTGGATTATTGGAAAGCACAAAAACTACTGGCTTAAAGAAAAAGAAAAGCCGACAGTAACATCCACTGAATAACACTAAGCCCTGCAAAACGCGGGGCTTTTTTATTTCGCCCTTCCCTTTCTCATTTCCTGCTTACCAATATATTTCTTTGTGGACATATAAAGCCCATGAGAATTTACATTAAAAGTTGATATAGGCATCTTCTTAGGCAAATCAGAAAGCTGCTCAGATACTTCATTGATAGCATTTTCGAGCTTTGCCGTTTCCATCGTTGCACCCTGCATAATGTACACAACATTTGAGCCTAATTTTTGTCTAAGGTTTACCCCTTCGAGCTTTGGCGCACCTAAAGCACCAACGGCACCAGGCAAACCGCCCGACAAATAGCCCTTAGCAAATAAGTTAGCAATTTCTGCGGGTATCTTTTCATTTTGGAAAGCTGAATAAGCATCCCAATACTTCATGTTGTTAGCGGTTGGAACAATGCGCTCCCCTTCATGCGCCCTAATATGGATTGTGTCTTTGCCCTTTGGCGCTCCGTTCCTTTCCAAATATTCAGTACCTTGGAAGAATGCACCCGATGCGGCATTTCGAGCCGCTGCAAAGCCTGCTATAAGGCTTATTAAGGTCGCTGCAATTGTGAACGGTGCCGCAACTCCGCCCTCCGCCGCTGCTTTTGATATGGCAATTGCTGCATTAGCTGCAATTTGAACCTGTGCAATAATGCGCTCCCTTTGCGCCGCCTGTCTTCTTGCCGCTTCTAAATCTTGCAAGCGTCGTTTTTCCTCGGCTAATTGTTGGGCATTAAAATCTTCGCTATTATTTCGGATTTCATCAAGTGCCGATTTGCTTTTTTCAACTGCCTTATCAATTCTTTCAGTTAGGAAAGAAGCTTGTTGAGCTAATAAGCCAAATATTTCATCTGAAACGGTTTGGAATAATGGCAAAAGCTCCTTAGCAAGTTCTTTGAGCTTATTTTCTGCGGGTTCGGTATCGGCATCCACTTTGATAAGTGCCGCGTTTTCGAGTTCTACGATTTTTAATTTTAGGTCTTCAAGTTCCTTTTGCGCTGCTGTGGTGTCTAAACCAATGGCAGCGGAACGGCTAATGATGTCCTCTAAAATCTTGATTCTCGCCCTTGCAATTTCGGTTGTTGCCTGCGCATCTAATGCGGCTCTTTTCTTGCTGTATTCTTTATCTATGCGCTCCAATTCCTTATTAAGTTCTTCTTGGTTGCCCGCTGTTTTTCGGGCTTCCAATAGGGCGGCGTTTCGCTCGTTTTCGAGTGCCAAAATACGAACCTGCGAATTATTTTCAATAATCCTTTGCTCCTGTTCGGATAGTTCGTTGCGAGCTGCAATAGTGGCTTTGACCTCCTCTTGTACTCCTTCAATAGAAACGGTCTTTTTGAACTCGGCTAACTCAGCGGCCAGTTTTTCTTCTAACTCGGCATTAAGTTGAGCAGAACGCGCCCTGAATGCTGCTTCATCCTCAGCAGCCTTTGCATCAGCTTCAACTAAGCCCCTAATCCGTTCCTCAGTTTTGCGGCGTTCCTCTAAATCTTTGGCCTTTTGCTTTTCTATAAGGGCTTTTTGTTTTTCCAGTTCAATCTCTCTTTCCCTTTGTTCTACCAAATCCCTTTGGGCTGTTATCTGCTTTTCGGTATTGTCGATTGAACGCTGTATGTCATCCGCGAGCTTTCTTTTTACTTCGGCCTCTTGGAATAAGCCTTGACTTTCTAAAGCAGCGGATTCGGATAAAAGTGCCGCTCTTTCTTTTGCAAGCTTGTTTTGCTCCGCAATAATATCGCTCGAAAATTTGCCGTTTTCCTCACTCAATATGCTAAATTCTAATTGAGCATTAGCAATTACGGCGGCTGTGGTATCTCCCAAAAGCTTTATGCGGATGCGGGCAGCTTCCCTTTGAAGTTCCGTTATCTTTTGCGTCCTTTCGGCTTCAACTCTTAGTATCTCGGCGGAAGTTTCTTTATATTTGGCTGTAAGGTCATCTCTTTGTTTCTTTTCCTCATCAGTCAATTGCCCGCGCCTGCTTTCCAAATCATCTAAGGCTTGTATTTCATCTTTTAGAATTTGCTGTCTTTCATTGAGCGACAAATTAGGGTCATTCAACTTTTCCAATCCTGTTTTAGCTTTGTTGGATGCTGTGAAAAGACTTGCCATTAGTGGCAGTAACAAGGTAACGCCCGTAATAGCTAAACCAATTGGATTGAATGAACCCAACAAACGGAAAGCCCCAAAGACGAGCGAAGAAGCGCGCTTTAGGGAATTGAGCTTTTTGGCACCGTCCAAAACAGAACCGCCTAAAGATTTTTGATTTTTAGTTGCATCAGCTGTGGCAGTCGCAAGCTGCTTTTGGTTTTTGGCGTTTTCTTTGGCTATGGGGCCATAAGCCGCACTCTCTTTATTTACGTTTTTTTGAGTAGTGGCTAAAACCTTTTGTTTAGAGTTCAGCTCATCAACGCCCTTGGCATCTTTTTTAAGGATGTCTTCTAATGACGCTAAAGCCCCGTCTAACTCTTCGGTACTGCCTGCGGTGTCTTCCATTGCGCCTTGCAATTCTTCAACTTTTGCAATAGCTTCGGAAATTTGGGATTCAAAGCCTGCTGAATCGAACTCTAAACTATATGTATCTTTGATTATTTCGGCCATGGGTAGGACTATTTTCTTTTTTTGCCCTCCCGTTGGGCTTCCATTCTATCGCCTTCTTTTAGGCATTGTTCTAAAGCTGCGTAATACTCAATCAAACGCCAATGTTTTATCTTCGCTGCTACTTCTGGGTTTCCTTTGGCTATTAGATACTCATTATCATTGGCAACCGACCGCACCTTTTCAAATGCTCTTTGATAAAACCGCTCTTTTTTGTACTTCTTAGCTGGTCGCCCTTTGTTGTTGTCTATGCGCTTAAACCTGCGTTTTCGTTGTTTGTCGATTGCTTCAATAAGATGAGCGTAGTTTGCAAAAAAAAAGCCCGCAAATCGTCATCTTTCAATGCTAAATCTCTTTTTCGGTTTTGGGTCAATTCGTTAAACTGATAAGGGTTTTCATCTTCAACAAAGAACAAACAAAGGGCTATTTCTAAAATTATTCTTTCAGTATTTATGTTTTTGACCCGCCAAATAAAATCTTTCAAGTCGGCTTGCATCTTTTGGCAAAAGGTTTGAACCTTCTTAGGGTTCAAATCGAAGGGCATATCTTCAATGGTCTTTAAGCTTTCCTCTAAGAGGGTCAAAAGTTCATCCCTTGTCATTCCATACCCTAAGCCAATTGAAAGCTCATCCATTCGCGTTTTCCGTTGCCCTGTTATCATTAGTAAGTCGGTGGGCAAATAAAAGTTGATGCCTTCAGTTGTCGTTTTTACGCGCTTTAGCTCGATATGCCCTGAAGCATAATCGGGGGCATAAGCTGAAAGCCAATTGATATATCTTGTGTGATTTCGGTTTGATAGCCGCGTTTTAGCATCCCATGCAAACCATTTTAAAAGTTTCCTAAACATAGTTTCCTGATTTTATACAAATATAACACTTTTCACATTTTAAGGTGCAATTAAATATTTTTTACATTTTGTTAAAAATATATTGGGTAAAGTTTGAAAGTATAAAATATTAGTCTTACTTTTGTAATGCAATAAAAATTAAAGCACATCAAAAACGACAATATTATGAAAACGATTACAGAATACGGCAGCAAAAAAGTAGAACGCGTTGTTGAAGCATTAGAAGCAATCAAATCAGGCGGCAAATTCAATGGCACTGTTTATGCAAAAGTTCGCAACAAAAACAATACCGCTATTTCGGTTTATGTAGATAGCAAAGAAATTTGCTTTGGTGACTTTCAACCAAACGATGTTGAAGCTGTTAAAGCTGAATTTATTGCAGCCGTTGCAACTCTTATACCTGCTACTTCTATTGCGCCAATCGTAGCCACTAAAGAAACATTGCCTGCTGGTAATTTCGGAAAAGGCAACTATGAGTTCGGAACTGAGAACTGGTTGTTTTCAGGTATGAACGGCGAATAATATTTTTTAATACATCAAAAAATTACAATCATGAACTTTCCAATTCACGAAAGCAAAACATCAGACAAAGTAATTCGCATCGTAGCAGAATCAGATTTGACAGACTACTGCTCAAAAGCTTATGCTAAAAAAATGATTGAAGCTAAACGCAACGGTCAATTTTGGGGTGCATACTTCACTAAATCGGGTAGAATTAAAGCTACTTTTTGCTAATCAAATAACAAACCAAGTAGCCCCGTAAGGCTGCGCAACACACATCACATGGCAAAGGAAACAACAACAACCCTGCTCTTAGAGGGCAAAGAAGGCGAATTTGAGGTCTTTGTAACTGCTGAGGTATCACCTCGCGAAAATGTAGCCCAAATAGGTTATGAGCTTTCAAACGGCAAACAAACAAGCCCTGAAGAACTTTCAAAAATCTGCATCAAAACATCTGCCAAACAAATAGAGGTTTTGGCTGTGGACGCTTTGAGGGAACAAGCCGCCGCCGATTATGAAATGTACTTTGGCGATTCTGTTTGGGAAGATTAAAAAAATCGGGGTGCAGCATCCGTTCAACTGCGAACACATCAAAAAATACGCACAATGCAACAATCAACAGCCGCCGTTAAAAACTGGCGAACACACATAACAGGCTCTGAATGGTGGGCAAATAGCCGCGCTTGGAATTGGAACGGCTCAACACCTTGGGCATTTGGAACGGGCAAAGAAGCTGACAAAGCACCATGCACTACCATCTAAACACTACCAAGCAACGCATCGAAATAACCGCGCCCAATGGCTTTGTAGTCGCTTTCATTAACTATTTCGACTTTGGCAGCGGGTACGGTTATTTTGCGGGGCTTCTTGGGGATATTTATTTTTAAAATAAAAAATAAGGCTATGACAAGGAAAGAATTTGAAAATTTAAAAGTTGGTGATTATTTTCACGACACAGTTTTAGGTAATGAATGGCAGATTAAAGAAATTTTACCCCTTGAACTTTTTGCATCGTTATGCACTAAAGGCGGTAAAATTTGGAGCGAAGGCGAAATAAACCAATGGCACATATCTGTATCTCCTTCCTTTACTATTGGTAGGCATCCCGATAATATTTCGCAAGCAGAAGCCCAACAAATCACATGTACGGTTGCAGAAGCACTCGAAAAGGGTTTGAAGGTTAGGGATAAACTCATAATTGAACTCGAATTTGAAGTTACAGATGTAGAAACAGGTGATTTACCCGTTTTTGTTAAAAATAAGCTTTTAGGCTTTGAAGGTTATTTGGCGGTTGATGACGTTATACCATTTACCCCGCAACCCTACCAACCCGCCCATGATGAAATTTGCACAGTCCTAACAACTGAAGGTCTTGCAACAAAATGCAAAGCCTATCACCATAACGGCGTGATTTATGCTATTGCGCTAAAGAATGACAAGCCCGACGGCACTTTTGCCCCTGAACAAATTGCAAAATTTTTGAAGTTATGAGTACTAAAAGCACAATATTTTTAAGCAATGACTATGATGAGCATTGGTATAATGAACACAGCGAGCCATTACAAGGTTGGCCTATTTATAAGGATGCAATCACATTAGAATTTTCAAAGGCAAATATAAGGGTTGATGAAAATGATGATGATTCTTTGATTATCACAATAACGAACCCAAATTGCGAACTTTATAATTTGATAAAAAATATCAACAAATGAGCCTTCCAAGCGCACCAAAAGCAGGTGAGCGTTTTATTGATAAGCGCGATGCCAAACATTACGAATTGATATTCAAAGCCTACGTAGATAGAACAATACAAGTGGGGGCTTGTAGTCCTCCAATGGTAATAAGCAAAGAATTACTATTCGATGCCTATGATGGTGAAGATGGATTCCCAGCACAAATGCCATTTTGGATTTTTGAACTCGAAATCGAAAACGGTCGGATAGTACCCGCATAACAAAAGCCCCTCGATAGTGAGGGGCTTTTTTATTTAGTCCTTATATCCTTACAAAATGTATTGAACAAATAGCGGTTGCAGTCCAATAAATCCGCCTGCGTTGCTTCCCCCGCTGATTTTGCTATGCCGTGCCTTCCATCGTCTTTTATCCTTAGAAGGTCTTTCTTTAGCTCCTGACAATTATCTATATCAACAACAACATGAGGGCAACGGCTGTATATTGTGTTCAACTGCAAATGGCTATCAGCGTGAAAAGGATTTGATTTTGGAATTGTAAAGTCTTGAGCTAATAATTGCAGCTCGTCCATAATTATTTTATAGAATGTCGTCGGGTCTTTGACCATTCCCGATGTAACGTTTCCACTTGCATCACCAGTTACTTTGATAGGGTAAACATTAGGGTAGCGATTGACGATATTATTGCCCTCCTCCCACTTTCCAATTTTGCGCCCCGTTTCTTGGTATATCCATTCTCTAATGGCTTTACAGGTGTCAAAAATTGAAGCAGGTTTGTGAACGGTGCCGACCTTGAATTCTTTTTTAATGAGTGGCGCATACTTGAATTTTGTTTGCTCAACTTCGACAGGGGAAAGATACTTCTTTTGCATCACAAGGGCGGTCATAGGCACTTTATTAAAGTCAAAAGCTATGTAAATGTCATCCGCAAAATTGACCTTTGAAGCCTTTTGAAAGACCTTGTTTTGTAAAGCTCTATCTTTTAGGACGTATGCCCATGCTTGCCCCTCGTAGTTGACCACAACAGAAAAGTATTCTTGATGATAACTTTGTTCATCCAAATCACCTGCCGCGCTCAATACCTCGTTTGGGTCAATGTTAGGATTGTCCGTTGTTATCATTCTAAAGGTCATCCAGTCTTTGTTATCTGCTTCTAAGTCGGTCAAAGGCTCTATATCTTCCTCGCCAAAGGCATTAACCGTGCAATTGCCATTCATAGCCCCGCGCCTGTACAACTGATACCAAAAAGAGTTTTTACCGTTGGTAGTCCCGATAAAATACGCATCCCCTTTATAGTCGGTTAGCGCAGGTCTTGAAACCTCTTTCCAATGGTGCTGAAAAACGGCATCGGGTATCTTTTGCGTTTCCTCATAGATAACGCGGTGGAACTTGTAGCCCCTTCCATCGTTTTTGTGAGCTTCATTAGTGAGTGACCAAAAGAAAAGCTTACCGCCGCCGTGGAACTCTATAATGTGCTTAGTATTGTCTTTGCCCTGTATTAGCTCTTTGTAAGTTTCAAGTATCAAAGACCATGTCTGACTAATATCTTTGAATACAGGTGCAAATATAGCGACAAAGCCCCCACCGAAAACAGCAGGGGCTATGAGTGGCATTTTGACCGTAGTCATTAGCTCCGTTTTGCCAAAGCGACGCGCACAGGGAATACAATTGAAGCGCCGCGCTTCTTTTATAATGCGCTCCTGGCCTTTGTGGGGCTTTTTGAGATGTATTTTTACTTTTTTAGTCATTAGAAATAACCGTTTTGCTTTTTGCGTGGCGTTTTGCCTTTAGGCTTTGGCTTTTCTTTTGGGTTGTAAATTATACGGCTTTCCTCAAAGACTGGTGCTTTGTATTCGGTAGGCTTTGGAAGTCCTGTATCTTCAACCACAATTTGAGCGCAGCTTGGACCATACATCGAAAGCAAAGCTTCACGCAATTGCATTTTTTTAGCAGATAATTTACCCGCGCTGTTATCCCCAACAACTATTATCTTTCTATCTTCGCTCATAATCAATCATTTTCTTTGTCATCAGTCACAATCTCTATCTCTATTTTTTGAACCTCTTTACTTTGCTTTTCACCCCAACCACGCTCCGAACCTTTGGTTTTTAGTATAAGGTTTATCATGTTTATTTTGCCCTTTTCCGAGCCTTTTGCCAAGATGTCGAGGGCTGCGCTTTCGGCTAAGTCTATGAGGCTTTCGTTAGTGTCGTCTATCAAAATCCCATCCCGAATAAGCCTATCAACTCGCTCTTTCATTGATTGTCTGCAAAAGGTAATTTTCAACTCCTTTTCTAATAGTTTGGCAGCCCTTGCAAGTATTCCAAAGGCATCTTTATAGGCTTTTATTATCTGTTCATCGGTAACTTTATTTTTATAAGACATAGTCAGGAATAATAAGGTATTTTTTGCCGATTAAAAAGGCGTTTCACCATTGACAGTTTGCCCGCACGTTGGACAAGTAGAACAGGCTGTTTTTGTGTTGTCTTCTTCTTTTTCTTCTTCTAATGGCTCGAAAGCTGGAACTATCTCCACACCCCAATCTACCAACGGCGCAAAATCC